GCCTCTTACACTTTTATTTGCATATATTTTTCCATCTTTTTTATAATATTTGATAATATAAAGTGCTTTTTCATACCCTTTAGCATCATTTTCTACTTTTCCATTATCTCCCATTTGATATTCGGTTTCAGAATCACCTTTTATCGAATCTATATCTTTAGAACCATTCTTTTTTGCTTCTTCTTTTAGGTTTGATACTAAATCTCTTCCTACTAAAATGATATATGGTTGTTTTTCTACTTGCCTTGTATTAGGATTTCCAAAAATTACGTTTGTTGAATCTATTATTTCTGCTTTTATTAGTCCTTTTACGTTTGGCATTGTCTTTTTAAATGGTTGTTCATCTAAATCAAAGTAAAAGTGCATACACCAATCACCTGTATCAAATCCATCTGCTAATAATGTACGACTTTTTGCATCAAATTTAATGTTTTCTAGTACATTTTTAATCTCTGCATTGGCTAAATCTGTATCTTTTACTTTTTGTTGCATCCTTAAATCGTTTGTTTGTGGTCTATATTCCATTGGTTGTATTGAAATTGATATATTATCTGCCTTTAATGAGGCAATTTTAAATTGTTTTACTCTTTTTATTATATTAAATACTGGTTTTGGTAGTCCATCTGCTACTACATTTCTCCATTGGTCCCCTGATGCAAAGGCTATATTTGTATCTATTACATCATAATAGTTCTTATCAGCCCCATATAGGCTCATATTGTACTTTACACCAGCTTCATATAGTTCCCAATCTTTTGTTTCCCTTTAATCACTCCTTCTTGCCCTTTAAAGCAGTATCGTAGTCATATTCCATTAAGTTATTAAAAGATTTTTGCATTTTTTCTTGTTTTTCTTTCTCTTCTTTAGTTAACTTAGGCTCTTTTTTATTAAATTCATCTATTTTTCTTTGTAATTTTCTTTTTTCGATAAATTCTACTATATAAAGTCCTATAACTATCACTATTAATACAATTTCCATATTACCCTCCATATCTCATATAATCTTTTGTTGCTGTTGCTCCTGCTATTCCTAATATTCCTAATCTTCTTCTTTGTTTTCTTGATTCTTCATATCTAAGTTCTTCTTCTGTCATTATTCTTGTTGCTTTAGTACGTTCTATACAAAATCCTCTTATTGCATCTGGTGCGTGGGTTAATTCATGGGGATTCTTTGCTACATCATTCGGATTCTTTTCATCTCTTTGTACTACTGGTAGCGTTCTTATTAGGTTTCTACAGGTATTAAATATCCTTAATTTACTTCTTCTTATTTCTTTTCCTGTTTGCTCATCCTTCTTTTTGACTATTTTTAAGTGTTCTTGTACTGCATACCATCCTACTATTCTATCATTGGATGATTTTGTTAATTTAACACCATTTTCTCTAAAAATTTCATAAGCACTCTTTCCTGTATCGTTTCTACGGTTCCACAAATCAGGTGGTGCATAAGAATATTTAATTTTATCTTCTCCATTCACTTCTAAAATGCGTTTTGCTGCATCTGATATGATTAAATCAGGTTCATATAGTTCTTTATAGACAAATTCATTCCCTCTTGGATCAATTGCTATCCAATAACAGGCTAACATATCTAATCCATAGTCCATTGTACGGTATCTATCCCATTCTTCTGGTATTTCAAAAGGTTCTATTACATGTATTGAACGGTCAAAATCTTTAAAATATTGCCCATCAAATATATCCCAATTACCTTCTTTTAATGCTTTACGTTCTTTTTCAGGTAAAGCATCTAATCTTTTTACATACTCTGGATCAGATTCCATTAGGAATTTATTATCTGTTACAAAACTTGGTATGAATAATCGAGTATTTTTTTGACCTGTTTCCATTCTACATTCATGTATCTGTCCACTTGGCCCTATATCTACAAATCTTTCCTTTACCCACATGTGTCCTACTCCTCCAGGGTTTGTAGAACTCTTAATACGTTTAGGGTATCCATTTGCTCCACGGCAACGTGATATCATATAAGTATACATATATTCAGTAAAGTGGGTTAATTCATCAAATCTTATAACATCATATTCAGCACTTTGGTATTGATATACATCATTCTCATTATCAATGTATCCAAAGTCTATTATTGAACCATTTTGAAATGTCCATGTATGTTTTGATGAGTTATATGATGCTATTTGTTTTGGATATAACTCTAATGAAGTACGTATTATTGACCTCTCTAAGTCTGGAAATGTTCTACGGAAGATTATTTGTTTACTTTTTTCATATTGTAGTGCATATATTAAAGCATCTACTAATTGTCCGTAAGATTTGCTTAACCGCCACCTGCTGCGCCGCCGAATAGCGTTTCAAATGCAGCAGAATGAATAAAAAGGTCTTGTTTTTCTGTAATCCTTAAATCCAAATTCATAGGTGGCTAATCACCTCCTTGGTATATGAAGGTTTATCACATACTCTTTAATTTATTTGGTTGCAGAGGGAGGAATCGAACCTCCTACCTTTGGCTAAGGAAACCAACAAGCTACCAATGCTCTACTCTGCTATATTAAGAAGGCTCTTCACCTTCTTCTAGGGGATGAATTGTGCCCTACTATCTGTGCCTT